ATATGAGAGGAACATGGTATGCTGAGGTAGGATCGCAACCAGTAGTCATAAGTGCAAGTGGATATAATGGTGGAACTATGACATTAGAAAGAGATACACCAAATGTACCTGGCTATGGATTCATAAACACTGGATATGCAAAATCCTTTACAGACTTTAAACAGGCGCCTGGAGTAGTAATATCATCAGCAGGCCATAGTGAGTCAAATGGACAGAGATTAACTAAGGTGGTCATAGACTTAAACCGATTTACACTAACTTTTTCTCAAAACTAATTAAGTATAAATACGGCTAGAAAAATAGTGGGAAATCACATGAAAAGATTTTTACCTATAATTATGCTTTTGATGGCGGCTCCCATGTCAGCTAGGGCCGACTTGATTCACAGATTGACTACGAGTACACAACTCAGCGTGGACGGGGCAGCGACTCAGGCTACAAGAATTGGTTCTTCTTATAGTGTAAGTGGTAACAATATTACCGCTGGTACTATGGGTGGACTCACCAAAGCATCTGGTGACAACGCATCTACAGCAGCTGCAACACAAACTCAAGGTGCATACTCAGTTACCACAGCAGGCTCAGCCTTCAGCCTTACAGAGTCATTCACTATGGGCGACGCTGTTGCTCCAATCGGAACTGGTGTTGACGTATCTACTGGTATTGTTGCTGACATGCCTGCATTTGGTAGTGTAACTACTCAAAGTGGCGGTGTGGCAGGAAGTCTTGCTGGTACAATTACATCAGCGGGCGTGATGACACTAACAGCTGGCGGGGCGGGCACCTCAGCTACTGGCCAATTTGTGTCAGAAATCTCCGTAGATTAGCGTGATATATAATAATGAAGAAACTTGTCGCTACAGTAGCACTGTTTTCTCTGGCTAGTCCAGTGATGGCAGTGCCAGTGGTGCCAAATTTCCAACAAGGCTCGATGACCTCCAGAACGGAAACTCAATCCACCGTGACGGAGACGATAAATTCAATTGATATGAGGACAGGATGGGAGTATTCCGTGACGGGCACAAACGTTTCCAACAATGGAGAGGCTTTGAACCCACCAGTAAGTACATCAACAGTGAACGTGACACCGAGCAGTTCCAACAGCTCCACAGGAGGAGTAATGGTAACAGGAACCGTAACAAGTTCGTTCGACTCTTTAGACTTTTCAAGCCCAACAAACTTCACGATAACAAATCCAGGCGGGGCCTTCCAATTCACTCAGAGTTATCAAGGGCCAGGCATGACCAACCAGACAATAATCCAGCGCGTAACCACCATAAATTCAGTCACAGACACAACTTCAACCTTTACCCAATAGGACTATGCTTACTATCCAACCTTGCGATTGTCCCTGCCACACTGGCGGAGAATGTAGGGGGTGTGAGTGCAACAGCCAATCCAATAGCAAATAGTTCTGGCTCGGTTACGAATCAAGCTATACAGGTTTTACAGGGGCCATATATAACCAATACTTACGGTGGTGGCGTGCAATGTCAAGGTGCTACCATGAACATAACACCGTACTTACAATTTGCAGATTCAAGGAAAGATCCTTGGATAGATTTTTATAACGAACCACAATATGATATGACCGACTTCACTGGTCGTACAACACAACAGACTATTACAGTAAAGAACTATCCTTGGGAGTCATGGTATGACACAAGGACTAAGGCAGATGGAACTAGGTGGTTCCCAGACGGTGAAGATATGGATATAGTTGTAGATGTAGATGGCCCTGATGGTAAACCAGATAATCCAGGCAGTGTCATATGGAACAAACCTGTTCGGACTGACTACCATGCCAATCAAAGTTTGAACTTAGGTTTGTCTGCTACTATCTCTATACCATTGAATAAGAAACTACAGAAACAATGTATGGAGGCAGCAGATGCACAGAACGCCATGCAAACACAACTTGTGGCCAACAAGAGATTAGACTTTGAATTGGCTCGTCTTAAAAACTGTGGCGAACTGATGAAGGCTGGCATCATGTTCCATCCCAAATCGCCTTACTACTCTATATGTGCCGACATCGTAGTTACAAACCCAGGCGGTAAGTTACTTCCTCACGAACACACAACTCCTCAACCAACATTCGTACCACCAAGTAATAGAAACAATCCAAAACCTAATGGAGATGCTTCTAGTTTAAAAACTATTTCGATCCCTTAACTTTAATAGGAGGTAAGCCTCTCTTTGCACGATACTCATTCGCTATGATGTCGTTACGAGATAGTCTTGCCTCTTTTTTACCGAGTTTTTGTTGTATTGTTTTATAAATCTTTGTAATTATGGGTTTGAATACTCTTAGTAATAATGGTGTTGCAGCTGCACCAGCCGTAGCCACAACTGCGATTGCAACTGTAGTGGTAGTCTGATTTACAGAAGGCAGAAATTTCTCTACAGCAGTGGTAGGTTCATATAATGTCTCACAAATATTTACTTTAGGGTTGTTAGGATCAGGTATCAACTGATGTCCAGTCACTCTCTCATCACCAGCCTGAGTTATGTCACCAACTCTTAAGTTTGCAGGGCCTGGGCAAGGAACTTCTTTATCTTCCTTTGGAGTTTCAGGTGGTTCAACGTCTGCTTCAGGAGGGCCTAGAGGTTCCCCTGTGTCTACACCACTAACCTGTTCTTCTGGTTCCCCATAAACAGTCTGCCAAGTAAGCTCGTCAGCACGATAATCGGGTGGTTCATAGTATGGCATACCACCATCACACAAAACAACATTCTGATTAGGGTCATCATTTACGAGGGTACTACTTTTATTACTTGGATTCTTTGCATTTTCTTTATGTATCTTGACACATCCTGGCATCTCTACAACAGGAACTCCTATGTTTACTGTAACAGGGGGTGTCCAAGGGATAGCTTGTGGGGGATTTGCCATCCAAGGTGTGTTTATATTTGCAATAGTTATCGTACCAGTTTCTATCGGACTAAGATATCTCAGTCCACCAGTACTGTTAACATATATCTGTGGTATATTATTTGGCGGCATCGGGCAACCTCAAACCCTTTACGGGGCCAGATGTCTGTGGCCATGCGTCTTTTAATTGAGTATATACTTCTTCTGCAACTACTTCTTTTATTTGTTGTAGTTGTAATTCCTGTCTCTTTGCAGGCCCGTCTGTAAGGTTATCAACCACTGCACCTCCACCAACAACTGCACCAGTTCCTACAACTGCAGCTGCACTTCCATAACTAAGAATTTTTTGAATGTCCATTACTCATCATCCTTGTATCTTTCAAGTTCGTTCTGATAATGTTGCCATGTTGCACCACTAGTAGAACCCAGACATGGGTTAATGCAATCAGGATCTTCGATCACATTACATACTAACCCTGCAAGGTCATGAGGGCAGGCTTCTTTTCCTGATTCACGCCAATATAATTGACCGTTAATCCAAGTAGCACCACACTCATTACATACCTTAAGCATTAGAAACCTAATGGTATGGGTGATTGAGGATTTGTAGGTGTTGGATCAGAAGGTGATGGTAAACCTAGACCACCTCCAGCTAGACCTTCAAGTGCTCCAGTACCAGCTCCTTCGCCAAGTATTCCACTCATTCCGCCTGGCATCACAGATTCCATTATCTTGCCTTTGACGTTTTCGATAATCGCATCCTTGCGTATGAATACGTAACCGCCAAGACCAATAACGGTGAGAGATACAACACCACTTGCAATAGCGATTCCATTTACTATTTTTTGTAACATAATACTATTTAATACAAATTATATATCATACTCGCTATTTTCTCCCATATATTCGAGAGAAACAATTTCGTGGTGGATTTCTTTATCCTCTCGAAGTAACCATTCTGCAAACTCCTGACGAATAGAGATCGCATCTTTTAACTGTTCTACATCACCATCAGTGCATAGTTCATTCATTCGGTCTATTGACCAATCGTAAGTTGTTCTAAGAGTCTTTGTTAAATTCACCGTAATCTTTACGCATGTAGCGTCCGAGTATGTTGCTATTATAATACATCGGTGTCCCGTCGTCAAGTGATTCCATCAACACATTGTGTAAAAACAATTGTTTTGTCTCTTCGTAGTTTACTTTTCCAAGGGTTGTATGGAGGGAGAGGATTTCTCTTCTGAAAGTATCTCTGCCATTTTCTCTAATATCCTGCTTAAGTTCCTCAGAGCTTCCGTAGTATCGTTTCCAGTCGGACTCACTTGTAACTTTTCTTTTTCCTCCTTTTGGTTTTCGTTTCTGCACGAAGTATTTTCTTCCAATATATTTCTGTCCCGTGGAGGTATTTGTGATGCAATAGACGAACCCGTAATAATCGCCAATATCATCAGAGGTAAAAGGGCGACCTTCATAGATCCAAGGGTTTTCATAATCGACTTCCAAAACAGTAATCATATTTTAACACATTCATAAGTATATATCCATAAATATCAATAAACGATTATATAAATGACTGTTTACAGAAAAAACATAACCATCAATGTCGGTGAAACTTTTAGTGAAGATTTAACTTTACTAAGTTCTGACGGTTCGGGTGTTGTTGATTTAACAGGTTTTACTGCACAATCAAAAATAAGAAAAAGTCCACAAAATTATAGATTTGCAGATATACAAGTTGGTATTACAAGTGCTGCTCAAGGACGAATTAATATTTCAATTGCTAGCTCTATCACTAAATTTTTTCAAGGTGGTAGACATGTATATGATGTGGTTCTAACTCGACCCAGTGGATTTAAACTTGTTGCAGTCGAAGGTAATGCACTCGTAAGATCTGGTATTAATACCTTTGTGCATTATTTTGGTTCTCCATAAATAGTGATATGGCAGTTTTTAGTACCAATTTAATAATCTATAAACATACTGACTTTGAGCAAACCTTTGTGCTTGAAGATGGTCAATCAAATAGTGCCAAAGATTTAACAGGATTTACTGGCACTTGTAAAATGCAAAGAACATTGAATCTTGGTAGTCTAACAAGTTTTTCTTTGGCATTTACAAATAGAGCACTCGGTAAAGTTAGAATATCTTTAACAAACACACAAACAGCGAATATTGCAGACGGTAAATATTTTTACGAATTAATGTTAACAGATCCGAATGGTGTTGTTGAAAGAGTGATTGAAGGAGTTGTAATAGTAAAACATCCTGTCACTTGGGATTCACCTAATCCTTTGTCTCCTTTTGACGCTCAAGTTCCTTAAAATAAAAACTCTCACACTTAAAATAAATTCTAAGTTGAGAGTATTTTGATTTGTTGTATTTGTATTCGATTGGTTTGGAGTATTCTCTGAATGGATTTCGATGGATTGATAGTTTGTCGTATTTTGATAGCATATAGTACCTAAAGGCACTTTATTTATACGATTTTGGTATCAATTATGGCACAAAGTCAGGAAAATCATACGGACCATTTAACTTCTTTTCTAACTCTCTTTCATCTAATACTTCGTGAATTAATTTTTTAAATTCTTTTTAATTCAACTTT